TTAACATCGACCAAATTACAAGAATTGCAACAGCAAGCACAACTACAACTGATATCTTTTTTGATAACATTGTAACAGCTACAAAAAAATGGACAGTAACACATTTAGCACCTTTAGTTGCTAATGATGTGTTAAACGCTATTCAATCTGCAATGACTTCTAATCCAGGAGGAGTAGTATCTACAGTAGGTTCACCAGTAAGCGTAGCTCAAATTCCTTTAGCTCAAGGAGCTAATGCTGCTAATACTGGAGGAAATGTTGGACGTATAGCAGTAACAACTCCACAAATATCAGTTTCTTACACTAGCGCTGCTTTCACAGCATAGTTATGGAATCCAGAGGCCTAGGAGACAGTATAGAAAAATTCACCAAAGCTACTGGTATTAAAAATGTAGTAGATAAAGTCGCAGAAGGATTAAATATTCCCTGCGGCTGTTCTGCTCGTAAAAAAGTATTAAATAAACTTTTACCTTACAAATAAAAAATGGCATTTACACTAAAAAATCCACCTTACATAGTAGATAATACTCCTGTATATAGAGTTGACATGGAAGATGGCGTTATGGGTAAAGCTAATAATAATGGTTCCATAGTTATAAACAAAGACTTGGATCCAAGTGAAGTAGACGATGTAGTCTCTCATGAAAAAATACACTTAGACCAAATGAAACGTGGTGATTTAGATTACGACAACGAAAACGTTTATTGGAAAGGAAAAAAATACTCAAGAGCTGACATGGAAGAAGGCGCAAAAGATTTGCCTTGGGAAAAAGAAGCTTACGAAAAAGGATGAAAAAGAAATTTAACAAAACTAAAGTAGGAGCATTTTTAAGTAAAGTTGCTCCAAGTATATTAGATGTAGCGGGTGACGTATTGCCTGATGCTGGTTTATTTAGTTTAGTAAAGAATTTAATTAAAAAAGATACTGCTCTTCCTGTGGAAGACAAAGAAAAAGCACTCATGTTACTAGAACAAGACATGACAGAAATGAAAGAAATAACAAAACGCTGGGAGAGCGATATGAAAAGCGACTCATGGCTTTCGAAAAACACGCGTCCACTATGTTTGATATTTTTATCTGTAATGACAATAGCTTTTATATGGGTTGATAGTCATCATGAAATATCTTTTACAGTGGAACAAGAATGGATAGGTTTACTAAAAACTTTAGTAACCACAGTTTATGTAGCCTATTTTGGATCACGTGGAGTTGAAAAATATAAAACAATAAGTAATAAATAAAAAATTAAAAGATGGGACAATTTCCAACAAATAGTAGCTTTATATCTAGAGCATTAGCATACACACCAACTAACACAATAGATCCTAGATCTGCTTGGTTGTTTGAAAATCAAAGTGGAACACTAGGAACATTCCTTTCAGGTTCTTCTGTTTACGTAGGCGTAACTGGAACCGTTAGAGGTATAGTAGCTGGAACAGAAGGTGTTCAAGGAACTGTAGTTCTTTTAGGATCAATATTAACGGCAGGCGCTGCATATTTTACAGCTACAGGTTTATTAACAACTGTAACTAGTATAGTACCAGCTTCTTCTGGAACTGGATGTACGGTGGATATAACAGTACCAATTCCAACAACAAACGCGTTAGTTCCTGGAACAGGATATAGCGTTGGACCTTTTACAGTAACAGAAGCCGGTGGATTAACTGGAACAATAGATACAATAACAGGTGGTGGAGCAACAGGTCCTATAGGAACTTTTACCATAACAAGAGGCGGATCTGGTTACGCAGTTGCTGATGTATTAACAATAGTAGATGGTGGTGGAACTGGCGGTTCTATAACTTTAGCTACAGCACCCAACGGAGCGGTAACTGCTGTAATACCAAGAGCTGCTGGTCAACAATATGCTATAGGAGACATATTAACAGTTACACAAGCTGGAAGTGACGGAAATTGCACTATTAGAATAGATGCAGTACAATCTTTGCCTCCGGTAGCTAGTGATGCAATAGAATTTTTAGGTGCTCAAGCTGGAACAATACTTCCAGTAGTATTTGATTACATATTAGTACCAGGTGCAGCAGCTGCAACTAACTTAATAGTAGGTAAATAGTATAAAAACAAGTAACTATATAACTAAGAGTAAAATAACAATTAATAATTAACAATTAAATTAAATTAAATGAAAAAAGCAGAAGAAAAAATTAAAGCGATGATCACTGAAGAACAATTAAAAACTGTTCAAGAGCAGCAAGCTAAATTAACCGAAGGGTTAAGAACTTTAGGAGTACTAGATGTTCAAAAGCAAAATGTTCACGGTCAAATAGCTGAACTATCTAAAGAGATTGAAGCTACTAAAAAAGAACTAGAAGAAGAATACGGTCAAGTTAACATTGATCTTAAAGATGGTTCTTACGTTGAGATCGAAAAAGAAGATGAAGAATAATATAAGAAAGATTAGTATCGGATCTGATTACAAAAATGATGCAATGCATTATTCCGTAGGCCAACAGGTTTATGGAGGTCATGAGATTTCTCATATACTTTTTGCAGAATCCGATAACTCTTATAATATACACATCAAAAAAAACAACGAAGTATTGCCATGGAAAAAATTTAATTCTAACATGGCAATATCAGTTGAATATGATTTAGAGTATTAATGAAAAGTTTATTTGACTTTATCATAAAGCCACTAGGTGACGAATATGATAACACAGTTAAAATAGGCGATAAAACATTAATTCTTAACACAACGATAGAAAGTTATAAGTCTGTTAATAATCTAGCAGTTGTTGTTGAAACGCCAAAAGCTTATAAAACTTCTATTAAAAAAGGAGATATAGTAGTTATACATCACAATGTGTTTAGAACTTTTTATGATATGAAAGGTGCTAGAAAAAAAAGTAGATCTTATTTTAAAGATGATTTATATTTTTTAGCTATAGATCAGGTCTATTTATATAAAAGAGACAAAGAGTGGAAGTCATTTGGTGATAGATGTTTTGTCATGCCAATTAAAAGTGACAATGATTTAACGCTTGATAAAGAAAAAGAACTTGTTGGTATACTAAAAATAGGTAATAGCTCTTTAGAAGCGCTTAAAATAAGTCCTGGAGACCTTGTAGGTTATACACCTAATGGTGAATGGGATTTTTTAATAGACGGTCAACGTCTTTATTGTATGAAATCTAATGATATTGTTATAAAATATGAACACGAAGGAAACGAAGTTGAGTATAATCCAAGCTGGGCACATAGCAGTTGAAGAACTTATTAAAGTTGCTAAAGAAGCTATTATAGATACAGCAGATGATATATCAGCTGATAGATTAAAAAATGCCGCAGCTACAAAGAAACTAGCTATATTCGATGCTTTTGAAATTCTTAATAGAATTGAAGAAGAGAAGAACATACTAGAGGAAAAACCTAAAGAAGTTAAAAAAGAAAGCACGTTTCGTGGTTTTGCTGAAGGGAGGTCTAAATAATGTACGAGCAAACACTATATAAAGTATTACCCGATTACGTTAAACCTAAAGTTCTTAAACGAATGAATAGGTATAAAAAATGGGAGTATGGATACAACGAAGATCATGACATGGTTGTTATATCTAAGACTGGTGAAATTGGAGAAATATACGAAATACAAAACTTAATAATAGCTTTACCTAAAGCTGAAGAAGTCCATGAGTTCAAAGAAAATAGATGGACCTTATTTCATTATCCTAAAGAATTAAAAAGAATAAAAACAGTATTCGACTGGAGAGAATATCCAGAAGAATTCAAAGAAAAACATTACGACTACATTGATAATGAATTCAAAAGGCGTGAAGAAGGTTTCTGGTATATCAATAAAAATATTCCTACTTATCTTACTGGCACTCATTACATGTACTTACAATGGTCTAAAATTGATGTAGGTCAACCAGACTTTAGAGAATCAAATAGATTGTTCTTTATATTTTGGGAAGCTTGTAGAGCAGATTATAGATGCTATGGAATGTCTTATCTAAAAAACAGACGTTCTGGATTTTCATTTATGGCGTCTGGTGAATGTGTTAACATGGCCACGATATCAACTGATGCACGTTTTGGTATTTTATCTAAATCTGGATCTGATGCAAAGAAAATGTTTACAGACAAGGTAGTTCCTATTTCGGTTAACTATCCTTTTTTCTTTAAACCAATACAAGACGGTATGGATCGTCCTAAAACAGAGTTAGCTTATAGAGTACCAGCTTCTAAATTTACAAGAAGATCTATAGTTTCTACAGATAAACCAGAAGATCTTGCTGGGCTAGATACAACTATAGATTGGAAAAACACTGGAGACAATGCTTATGATGGAGAAAAACTAAAGCTTTTAGTTCATGATGAATCAGGTAAATGGGAAAGACCTAATAATATATTAAATAACTGGCGTGTTACAAAAACCACGCTTAGATTAGGATCAAGAATTATTGGAAAGTGTATGATGGGATCAACATCAAACGCTTTAGATAAAGGTGGTAGAAACTTTAAAAAATTATACGATGACTCAAATGTCAATAAAAGAAATGCAAATGGACAAA